TGCCACACGATATTCCCAACCCTGACCACCTCCAATGAGGTAGTCATTGACCGCTTTCACTTCCTGCGGTACGAAGCCACAGCAGATAGCCTTGATGATGAATTGGTCGTAGTGTTTGGAGTTGAAACCCACATAGATGTTGTCCTCGGTAATGCACTGTTTCAGCTCCTCGTTGTCGTTGTGGACGATGGTGTACTTGCCGGTCTCTGTGTCCTTGAAGACCACAAGCCAGTCTTCGCAGAAGACCTCCACATCGTAGACAATCAGTCTCACTGGTTCACCTCCTATTCCACGAAATAACAACCGTTTTTACGGTAGGTAGTACAACGCTTTTTGTAGGACTTCACGAGGTATGCGACATCGTCAACGAAGTCATAGGCGATAGGTTCTGCCTTACCATCGAAGACACGAGCGATTCTGCCAATGCTCTGCGTCACGACAGCGTAGTCCTTCTGAGGGGTGGTGAGGAACAGCCGCTCCAAGCGGGGTATGTCCAACCCCTCTTTCGCCAGAGAGTAGGTTGCGAACAGGTACTTTTTCCTACCTGAGCGCATGTCCTCAATGGCTTTCTCTCGCTCCGCTTTGCCCTTCTTCGTTGTCATTTTGCCGCTCACCATCACAGCGTCCCGTCTCATGTGCGCTGGTAGCCAGTTCATGAGGTGTTCCAAGTGACTGAGCCGGTCGGAGAGAATCAGACAGCTCTTGCCCTCGTTGAGCTTGATGGTGTTCACAATCACTTCCTCCCGGCGTAGGTTTTCGGTGAGGTAAGTGACCATCTTCATGTAGTTCAGTGTCCCATCGGTGTTCAGGCAATCTCGGCTAAGTTCCACCCCTGTCGCAACGGGGAGAATACCAACCTTCATGATTTTGTCACCCACCGCCTTGTCAGGAACGGTGTATATAACATGACCGAGCAGGGCGTAGGTGGCTTCAATCATGCCGTCAGACCGATGTACCGTTGCCGAGAGACCGATTTTGTGCCGAGCGGACAAACTGTTCAGCACCTTGTAGAACTGCGTCATGGCGGTCGGTGTCCCGGAACAGCGGTGGCACTCGTCCACGATGATGGTGTCCCACAGGTCTTTGTACTGAGCCAGATTGAGCTTGCACATGGTCTGGATGGTGGCAAAGGTGATACCGCTTCCGATATTGACCTTGCCCTCGGTGATGGTTCCGATAACCCGCTTGTCCATGTACAGTTCTGCTCGTTCTTTGCTCTGCCTGAGCAAGTCCAGCGTGTGAGTCAGCCAAAGGGCTTTCTTCCCAAACCGCTTCACAAGGGCAATGCCCATTTGGGTTTTTCCGCTTCCTGCGGGGCTTTGCAAAATACCGTACTGTCCAGCCGCCACAGCGTCCACAGCGGCCTTTTGGTAGTCATAGAGGGGAATATCCACCCCTCCATAAGAGACCTCCTCAGCGGCCTTAAAATCGCCTATGAAGACAGCGTTCTTTCGGACGGACTCAGGGAGTGACCTCAGCGTTCCGAACGGTAGAACGATACTGGTTCCTCTCTGCTCGTATAAGCAGAGGGTCTTCGGTGTGTTGCCGAGCCACAAGTTCATGCGGACTTTCTTCTGGTACTCAGGGTTCGCAATCCGCATGTGCTTACTGCACCACACGAGCAGTTCTGCCGAGGGGTTGTCGATGGTCAGAGTGTTCGAGACGGTGATTATCATGCAAACACCACCCACGCTTCCAGTACTCGCCCATAGAAGCACATGTCCCTGAAACTGATACTCGATTGAGTCTTGGACAGGCGTTTCAGCGTGTCATAATCGAGCATGAAGATGTATCCTTCGCACTTGAGGGCGAACCAGCCAGTTCCGTTCCCGCTTTCCTGCCAAGCTCTCATGGCGGTGTGCTGATTGTCCTCGATACGGGAGAATGGGAATCTCCCTCTCGAACAGACTTTGCAGTCAATCAGATAAGACTTGCCGTCTCTGACCGCAATCACATCGGCGGGTTGCCCAGCTTGGTTTTGAGCGAGGTTGTGACACCAGAACCCCTCCCGAAAGAGGATTTCGCAGAAGACGGACTCGAAGCTATTTCCGAGCTTCTTGTTTGTCATTGCGTAACACCTCCTCGTACTCGTCCATAAGACCGAGAATCTTGGTGGAATAGGCGGTGCTTGTGACCCCATTCTCCCATGCCTTTTGCGCTCCGTAATTTCCCATGTTGTATGCCATGAGAGCCTTGCCGTAATCACCGTACTTCTCAATGTAGCTACCGATGATGGTGATACCGCAGAAAGCGTTCTGGTACGGATTGAGGAAGTCAGCCGTTCTGTACTTCTCCTCAAGCCACTCGTGGTTTATGGCATTGATTTGCATGAGACCGTAATCGTTGGTGGAGCTTACCACCTCCGGGTTGAATCCGCTCTCATGTTCAATCATGGCGAGAGCCAGTGTCACCGGGACACCTTTGTCTGCGCAGATTTCGTAGATGTACCTCTGCAAAGAGTCTGACAGGGGAACATCGAACAGGAACACTTCGGTCTCCTGCGGTAAACCGTCCGTCTCGTGAACCGGGACTTCGATGGTTTTAGTGACAGTCACCGTCTTGTGCGGTGTGGTGAGAACTCCAAGCAGATAACCTGCCGCTCCTCCTGCCAGCACCAGCACGGCAAGGAAGACACCGAGCTTTTTCAGGTTGTACTTGGGTCTCTTTTTGCTTTCTCTACATTGCGTAGCCATTTTTGAAAATCCTCCTCATTTTTCGGGTCTGCATAGAACTTCTCCAAGAGACCCATCAAGGGTCGTGCGAGGTCTGATACTTGGGAGTCACTGAGACTCGTATTCAGTGAGGATTTTGTCACATTCATCCAGAACCACCTTAGCCTTGGGGTAGGTATAGACCCCACGAACAATGCTCGACATTTCGGGTGGCTGAACTGTGATACCTCGCTTACGCAGTTCAAGAATCAAATCCACCTGCTTAATACCAAGCCGCTTCATTCGCTCCTGAATATGACTCATGCTTTTACCTCCTCTCATGATTCAGAAAACGAGAATTGCCTTGACAGTAAGCCGAATTGATGTTATTATTCTTATAGGAGTAATCAAACCTCAACCTCCTCGAAACTGCCACTTTCAAGGGGGTCGGCTTCTTATTGTCAATTCGCCATTCCCGAACTTCTTGGTCTTATTATAGTTCTTCTTTTGCGAATTGTCAAGGGGGTAATTCAAATAATCCGAATTAAAATTTGCGGAAGGAGAATTGCAATGTCTTTCAAAGAGAACATCAATCGGATTTGCCTTGAGCGTGGGACAAACCTCACGGCGGTTGTGAAAGAGGTAAAGGGTTCGTCCTCGTTCACCAGTGCAATCAACAAGGGGTCTCTGCCCAAGGAAGAAGAAATGGTGGCAATGGCTAAAATCCTGCACTGTTCCGTCATTGACTTCTTCATGGACGAAGAAGACCTCGCTCCGAAGGACACCCCTCAGAACGAGGACGAAGAAGATTTGCTCAGAATCTACCGTTCGCTTTCCAGACGGAGCAAACACGAGTTCATGAGCATGGCCTATGAATATGAGAACCGTGAAGAATTGGAGGGGGATAAAGAAGTTCCTGCGAACGGAGAAGATAGTCCCCATAGAATTGCTCATGCGTAAAAAGGCGTTGGAGGTGATACTACGAAAGCGGTAATCTATGCCAGATATTCGAGCCATAGCCAAAGGGAAGAATCCATAGAGGGACAGCTTCGGGAGTGTCACGACTTTGCGCTGAAAAACGGAATGACCATCATCGGTGAGTACTGCGATAAGGCAATCTCAGGAAAGACCGACAATCGACCGAGCTTCCAACGGCTCATAAAGGACAGCGAGAAGGGGCAGTTTGAAGCGGTGATAATGTATACCCTTGACCGTTTCGCTCGAAATAGGTACGACTCTGCCATCTACAAAGCAAAACTGAAAAAGAACGGTGTGCGGGTCTACTATGCCAAACAGCCAATGCCCGACACGCCAGAGGGCATTATCCTTGAGTCCGTGTTGGAGGGGTATGCCGAGTACTACTCGGAGAACCTGTCACGCAACATCAAACGGGGCATGAAGGAAAACGCATTGCAGTGCATTGCCAACGGTGGAGCCGGTATGCCCTTGGGGTACACGGTAGGCGAAGACAGAAGGTACAAGATAGACCCCGTTGGAGCAAGAATCGTTCAAGAGATTTTCCAGATGTACGCTGACGGTATGTCGGCTACGCAAATCATCAACGAGTGCAACAAGCGTGGCTATAAGACCGCACGAGGAAATGCGTTCAACAAAAATAGCCTACGCACCATGTTGAAGAACGACAGGTACATAGGCGTATATCGGTTTGCGGATGTCGTGGTGGAGGGTGGTGTCCCGCCCATCATAAGCCGGGAGCTGTTTGACAAGGTTCAAGCTACCCTCAAGCATAACTATTCAGCCCGTGCAAGGAACAAGGCCAAGGACGATTACCTTCTCACCGCCAAGCTGTTTTGCGGTCACTGCGGCTCCTCCATGGTGGGAGAGAGCGGCACTTCAAAGTCTGGAAAGCTCCATCACTACTACAAGTGCATAGAGCGCAAGCGCAAGCACAAGTGTAATAAGGCCGTGGAGAAGAAAGACTGGATGGAGGAGTTGGTGGTTCGCTTCACTGTCCAAAAAGTGCTGACCGATGAAAACATAGAGCGCATTGCGGTCAAGGCCATGGAGATTATCGAGAAGGAGTCTGCTGACACCACCTACATTGATGGTCTACGAAACGAGCTGAAAGAGGTTAAGAAGAAAATCAAGAACCTCATGACTGCCATCGAGCAGGGCATTATCACCCCGTCCACCAAGGAGAGGATGGACGAGCTGGAACTTGAGAAGAACGAGATAGAGGGAAGAATCGCCAGCGAGGAAATGAAAAAGCCACTCCTGACGAAAGAGCGCATAATGTACTGGCTCTACTCGTTCAAGAGTGGCAATATAGATGATGTCGAGTACAAGCGTAGGGTGATAGACACGCTGGTGAACTCGGTGTATGTCTATGATGAAGGGGACAAAGGGAGAAGAATTGTCTTCACCTTCAACATATCAGGGCAAAACACCGCTACGCTCTCGTGTTCGGATATAGCGTGTTTCGCTCCACCAAACAGTGCAAATCCGAACACCTTGTTTTTCGTCAAACATTGCTTCGGATTTGTTATGA